TATCGCCTCTTTTTTCGGGCCAAAACTAATGGAATCAGCAATTTCCCTTTTTATTTCCGAGACTTTCTAAGGCGAAGCGGGGTGAGTGTGTGCTTGAGGAACATATCGACAACGGCCCCGAGGTCGTCGGCTTTTGCCCGAACTGCGGCGAACCCATCCTGGCGCGCAAGGGACGCGGCCGAAGGCGGATATTCTGCTCGGAAAAATGCCGGAGCCGCTATAACCACGCGCACCCCAATCCCGATACCTGGGTGGGTGTGAAACAGGTCGTCTGCCGATATTGCGGGAAGCTGTTCATTTCCTACCGCGAAACGAACCAGCCCCGCACCTACTGCAGCGTATCCTGTGCGCGCAGAGCGACGAACAGAAAATGGCGTGCTGAGCATGCGGAGGAGGCGACTTCATGAGTCTTGCGGACTTTGGCCTGTCCGGCGACACTCTTGCCGCGGCCATTCACATCGATACGGAAGCAGATTACATGTCTGGCGATGACCAGGCTTATAACAGCTATCCCATCCGCTTCCCAACAGTGGAGTTTCAGCTGGTTGCCACTCTGGGGCTGTCGCAGGCCGCGGACGCGGTGCGCAAGGCGAAGGGCTTCCTGCCCATGCTGGAAGACGGCGGCGACACGGAAGGCTGGTATGACTTCTATATCGGGCTGAACGGTTTCACAGATACAAATCTGGATACGAGCATCATGTTCGTAGTGGTGAATTCGGATAGTCCGGACAACGAAGACTGCTATACCATTGACCTGTCCGAGTCGGAGCAGCGCGCCATCTACGGCATCCTGGATGCCCAGTGCCGACGCTACTACGAAAAGTCGTGCGCCGCTCTCCTGGAGGAAGCGCGTCTGGCCATGGAAGCGGACGGATAAAGAACGGGGGATTACAACGTGAAAATCATCAAGAGGGACGGCAGAGAAGTGCCGTTCGACCGGGGAAAGATATGCCGCGCCATTGACGCGGCGAATGCGGATATGCCAGAGGCGGACCGGCTGCCGGGTGCAACCGTTTCGTCTGTTGCCGCAGACATTGAGCGCCAATGTGATGTGCTGGGCCGCGCGGTTCATGTGGAGGAAGTCCAGGACATGATCGAGGACGCGCTGCTTTCAAACGGCTATCCCCGGCTCATGCGCCATTTCAGCGACTACCGCTTCAAGCGCGAACTGGTGCGCAAGGCCAACACTACAGACGGCAGAATCCTGTCGCTCATCGAGCGCAATAACGAGGAGGCCAAGCAGGAGAACGCCAACAAGAATCCTGTGATCAATTCAACCCAGCGCGACTACATCGCAGGCGAAGTCAGCCGGGATCTGACACGGCGGCTCCTGCTTCCTGAGGACGTGGTGGCAGCTCATGACGAGGGCATCATCCACTTCCATGACGCGGACTACTTCTGTCAGCACATGCACAACTGCGATCTGGTCAATCTGGAGGACATGCTCCAGAACGGCACGGTCATCAGCGGCACCCTGATCGAAAAGCCGCACAGCTTTTCCACGGCATGCAACATCGCTACGCAGATCATCGCGCAGGTGGCCTCAAACCAGTACGGCGGACAGACCATCTCCCTGGCGCACCTCGCGCCGTTTGTGGATGTGAGCCGCCAGAAGTTCCGCCGGGAAGTGCGCATGGAACTGGACGCGCTGCAGATGCCCTTCTCCGAAAGGGATGTGGAACGGTTGGCGGAGGTGCGCGTGATCCGGGAAGTGGAGCGCGGCGTGCAGACCATCCAGTATCAGGTCGTCACGCTGCTGACCACCAACGGGCAGGCGCCGTTCATCACGGTCTTCATGTATCTGGACGAAGTGCCCGAGGGGCAGACGCGGGAGGACCTCGCGCTCATCATCAAGGAGATGCTGGAGCAGCGCTGGAAGGGTGTGAAAAACGAGACCGGCGTGTGGATTTCCCCTGCCTTCCCCAAACTCATCTATGTGCTGGACGAGGACAACATCACCGAGGACAGCCCCTACTGGTATCTGACGGAGCTGGCGGCGAAGTGCACCGCGCGGCGCATGGTGCCTGATTTCATCAGCGCGAAGGTCATGCGCCGGCTGAAGGGCGATGTGTATACCTGCATGGGCTGCCGGTCCTTCCTCACGCCGGACACGGAAGGCATGAACCCGGACGGCAGCCACAAGTACTACGGCCGCTTCAACCAGGGCGTCGTCACCATCAATCTGGTGGATGTGGCCTGTTCCTCGGATGGTGATGAGGAACGGTTCTGGAAGCTGCTGGACGAACGGTGCGAGCTGTGCTTCAAGGCCCTGATGTGCCGGCACGAGCGGCTGAAGGGAACGCCCAGCGATGTGGCGCCCATTCTGTGGCAGCATGGCGCACTGGCACGTCTGGGCAAGGGCGAGGTCATCGACCCTCTGCTGTACGGCAACTACAGCACCATCAGCCTGGGCTATGCCGGCATTGCTGAGATGACCTGGCGGATGAAGGGCTGCTCCCATACGGAGCCGGAAGGCAGGGACTTTGCGCTTGAGGTGATGAAGTTCCTGAACGGCAAGTGCGCCGCGTGGCGGGAAAAGACGAACATCAGCTTCTCGCTGTACGGCACGCCCATGGAGACGGTGACCTACAAGTTCGCCCAGTGCCTCCAGCGGCGCTTCGGCATCATCCCGCACGTGACGGATAAGAATTACATCACCAATTCCTATCACGTCCATGTGACCGAGGAGATCAGTGCCTTCGACAAACTGGCCTTTGAGGCGACGTTCCAAGCGCTGTCCCCTGGCGGCGCGATCTCCTATGTGGAGGTGCCGAACCTGCAGAACAACATCCCCGCTGCGCTGACGCTCATGAAGTTTATCTACGACAACATCATGTATGCCGAGCTGAACACCAAGAGCGATTACTGTCAGGTGTGCGGCTTTGACGGGGAGATTCAGATTGTGGACGACGACGGCAAATGGGTGTGGGAGTGCCCCAACTGCGGCAACCGCGACCAGCGGCGCATGAACGTCTGCCGGCGTACCTGCGGCTACCTCGGCACCAACTTCTTCAACCAGGGCCGCACCGAGGAGATCCGGGAAAGGGTGCTGCACCTGTGAACTACTGCGGACTGAAAACACACGATATCGCAGACGGGCCCGGCGTCAGAGTCGGGCTCTTCGTATCGGGATGCCGCCATCACTGCGAGGGCTGCTTCCAGCCGGAGGCATGGGACTTTGGCTACGGGGAACCGTTCGACCGTGACGCCATGACAACCGTGCTGGCGCGGCTGAGGCCGGACTGGATCAGCGGCCTTTCCATCCTCGGGGGCGATCCCATGGAGCCGGAGAACCAGAAGGCGCTGCTGCCGCTCCTGCAGGATGTGCGCTGGCTAAGGCCGGAGAAGACCATCTGGCTCTATACCGGCTGTCTGTGGGAGGAGATACAGGACAGTCTGCTTCTCCCGCTACTCGATGTGGTGGTGGACGGGCCGTTTCATATGGCCGAAAGGGATCTGTCCCTTGCCTACCGCGGTTCCCGGAATCAGAGAATCATCGACGTGCCCGCCTCGCTGAAGGCGGGCTTCGTCATCCACTGGGACAACGCTGTGTGACAGCGAGATTGGAGAAATACAATGGCAAAGCGAATGCCGACCAGCCTGTTCGTGAAGGAGCTGGCCGCAGCGCTGAACCGCGGCGACGGTTATATCATGGGCAGCTACGGCCAGAATCCCCGGACGGGCTATCTGGATCTGGCGAAGACCGATGTGAAGAGCTCATGGAAGGAGACCGGCTGGTACTACACGCAGTACTCCGGCAGCCAGCGGACCCAGGCGCTCAAGTGGCGTAAGAAGTGCACCCGCGTATGGGACTGCGCCGGCATGGCGGAAGGCATCTATGAGATCTTCTCCGGCACCTGCGTGAACACGAAGGCCCGGTACATCTACGCCAACTGGTGCTCAGTGAAGGGCTCCGGCATGATCCCTGCCAAGCGGCGTGTTCCCGGCGCGGCTGTATTCTGGTCGAACAGCGGCTCAAGCTCCATCCACCATGTGGGCTACCTCTGGAAGCCCGTCCAGGAAGGGCATCCCGAGGGTGACTGGTATATCATCGAGGCCCGCGGCGTCATGTACGGCGTGGTGAAGGCCAAGCTCCTGTCCCGCAAGCCCAACTTCTGGGGCTATATGGACAAGTACTATGACTACTCCGGCAGCGTATCGGCAGAGGACGTAGCCCAGACCGTCGAGACAAAGACGCTGGGCAGCCGGACGCTTAAGAACGGCAGCGAAGGCGCGGATGTGAAGGAGATGCAGTCCGGGCTGATCCGCCTGGGCTACGACCTCGGAAGCTGGGGCGCCGACGGCGACTTCGGCGACTGCACCGAGCTGGCCGTGAAGCAGTTCCAGAAGGACCACGGTCTCGATGCCACCGGGAAGTTTGACGCGAATGCGCTCAAGGCGTATGAGGATGCGCTGGTGGCCCTGGACAAGCCCACCGAGGATCCGAAGACCGTGGAGATCGTCGGCGGCAACTGCTATATCCGTTCGGAGCCCGGTACAAACGGCGCTGTTCTCGGCGTGGCGAAGCGTGGCACAACGCACACCTTCGGCGGTGAGATTGCCCAGAACGGCTGGATCCGCATCCGGCATGGCGACGGTACGGCCTGGGTGTCCGGGAAGTACGCGAAGCTGAAGGGGTGAGCCGGATGAAAACCGCTGAACTGAAGATTCTGCCGGTTTCCGTGCTGAAACCGGCGGAGTACAATCCCCGTAAAAAGCTGAAAAAGGGCGACAGGGAGTACAAAAAGATCGAAGACAGCATCCACGAGTTCGGCTTCGCGGATCCCCTGGTGGTCAATGCAGACATGACGATCATCGGCGGACATCAGCGCCTGACGGTTGCCATCGATATGGGCTACACCGAGGTGCCCTGCGCCGTCGTCGATGTGGACAAGACCCGTGAAAAGGCCTTGAACATCGCGCTCAACAAGATCACCGGCGCATGGGATGACGCGCTGCTGGCCGACCTTCTGAAGGACCTGGGCGACGACGGCTTCAACCTGGAATTCACCGGCTTTGACGCGCCCGAGATTGAGCAGCTCTTCAGCAACATCTACGACAAGCAGGTGAAAGAGGACGATTTCGACGTCGACTCTGAGCTGAAGCAGCCGGTGTTTTCCAAGCCCGGCGACCTCTGGCACCTGGGCAGGCACCGCGTCATTTGCGGCGACAGCACAAAGCCGGAAACCTACGCGCTCCTCATGGGCGACGAAAAGGCCAACCTCGTTCTGACGGACCCGCCCTACAACGTGGATGTCGAGGAGACGGCGGGAAAGATCATGAACGACAACATGTCGGATTCCGAATTCTACAGCTTTCTGCTGGCTGCTTACAGATGCATGCACGGAAGTCTTGCCGATGACGGTTCCATCTACGTGTGGCACGCGGACACCGAAGGGCTGAACTTCCGGAAGGCGTTCGCGGACGCAGGCTTCTACCTGTCCGGCTGCTGTATCTGGAAGAAGAACGCACTGGTGCTGGGCCGGAGCCCCTACCAGTGGATCCATGAGCCCTGCCTGTTCGGCTGGAAGAAGGGCGGAAGGCACCAGTGGTACGCCGACCGCAAACAGACCACGGTGTGGGAGTATGACAAGCCCCGCTCCAGCAAGGATCACCCCACAATGAAGCCGGTCACGCTCATGAGCTATCCCATCAAGAACAGCACCATGACGAACGGTATCGTGCTGGATCCCTTCCTGGGCAGCGGCTCCACGCTCATCGCCTGTATGCAGACCGACAGAGTCTGCCGGGGCATCGAACTGGATCCCAAGTTCGTGGACGTGATCGTGAAGCGCTTCATCCAGGAGAACGGCGGCCGCTACGATGATGTGTATGTCATCCGGGACGGCCAGAAGCTGAGGTTCGATGAGGTGGCGACCTTCGAGCCGGAGGAAGCCCATGGCTGATGTGAAGTGCGTGCTTATACACGACCATTTCCAGAACGCGAAGCAGTACAACATTCCGCGCGCCCAGCTGATGATCGCGGACATTCCCTATAACCTCGGCCGATCCTTTTATGCCAGCCGTCCCGACTGGTATGTTGACGGGGACAACGCCAACGGGGAGAGCGACAAGGCACACAAGGCAGCGTTCAACACCGATTTCAATTTCAACATCGTCGATTTCTTCGCCTTTAGCACGCGGCTTCTGAAAAAGGAGCCCGCCAGAGGCGAGAAGGACGCGCCGTGTATGATCGTGTTCTGCTCTTTCCAGCAGATCCCCCTGGTAATTGCGGAGGCAGAAAAGCATGGGTTTGCCCATTACATCCCGCTGGTCATGGTGAAGCCGACGTCGCCGCAGGTGCTGAAGGCCAACATGAAGGTGGTCGGGGCGACGGAGTACGCGCTTGTGCTCTACCGCGACAAACTGCCCAAGTTCCGCAACACCGACGCGGAAGGCAAGCGGCACATGGTCAAAAACTGGTTTGAGTGGAAGCGCGACGGCAGGGAGATCCCCAGAATCCACCCGTCGCAGAAACCTGTGGCGCTGATCCGGCGGTTTATTGAAATCTTCACTGACCCCGGCGATGTGGTCATCGATCCCTGCGCAGGCAGCGGGAGCACATTGAAAGCCGCCAGGGACCTGGGGCGCAACAGCTACGGTTTTGAGGTATCAGCGGATTTCTACAGGAAAGCGACAGAGCGGATGCTCGCCGAAGAGGTGCCCATATGAGAGTAACCCTTATGAACTTTACCCAGGACGCAGCCCTGATCTGCGGTGAAGCGGCTGCTGTTTGTACGGCCTCGGGCAACCCCATGAAATCCTTGCAAGCGGCGCTCGTCTCAGGACATGAGAGCGTGCTGGAGCATGTCTCCTTCACCTTCCGGATCGAAGGCCTGAGCCGCGCCGCGCTGGCACAGCTGACCCGGCACCGGCTTGCATCCTTCGATGTAGAGAGCCAGCGCTACGTGAAGATGGAGGATGTCCGAATGGTGATGCCTGACAGCATCACCCGGTCGGATTTCCTGATGGAAGCGGAGGCGTCACTCAGCGGCAGCATGGAGCTGTACAGACGCATGATTGCCGCCGGAATCCCCGCTGAAGATGCCCGGTACGTGACGCCCCAGGCTGTGGAGACAAACCTCATCCTCACAATGAACGCCAGGGAGCTGAGGCACTTCTTCAAACTGCGGTGCTGCAACCGCGCGCAGTGGGAGATCCGGGGCGTAGCGGATGCCATGCTGGCCATCTGCAAGCGCATCGCGCCGGAGCTGTTCTATGGCGCAGGCCCCGGCTGTGTTCGGGGCAACTGTCCGGAAGCCCTGCCCTGCGGGAAGCGCAGGCAGGAGACGGACTGGGATGTACTGCCGGAGCAGGCGCTCAGGGATTATGCGGATAGCGGTCATTGACGCTGACCTGATCGGCAGGAAGCGGCACCGTTTCCCCAACCTCGCCTGCCTGAAACTGGCGGGATATCACAGGGATGCCGGCGATGCGGTGGAGCTGAAGACAGACTATGACTGCCTGGAACGCTTCGACAGAGTGTATCTCTCACGGGTGTTCACCGATACGCCGGTGCCGGCGGTGGTACTCGAAACGCCCAATGTAGTGTACGGTGGCACGGGCTTCTTCTATGACAAGGCAGCGCCGCTGCCGCCGGAGATCGAGCACCATATGCCGGACTATCATCTGTATGACGGCTGGGTCGAAAAGCAGATGGCGGAAGGAAGGCCTCGCAGGGAATTTGCGTATTACCTGGACTACTCCATAGGCTTTCTCAGCCGCGGCTGCTTTCGCAAGTGCGCGTTCTGTGTGAACCGCAACTACGATCATGCCGATGAGCACAGCCCGCTGTCCGAATTTCTGGATAAAAGCCGCCCTAAAATCTGTCTGTTGGACGACAACTTCTTTGCCTGCCCGAAGTGGAAAGACCTGCTGCTGGAGCTGAAGGCAACGGGACGGCCCTTCCAGTTCAAGCAGGGACTGGACGAGCGACTGCTGACGGACGAGTGCTGCGAGATGCTGTTCGGCTCCCGCTACGATGGCGACTACATCTTCGCCTTTGATAACGTAGCTGACGCGGAGCTGATCGAGCAGAAGATCAGACTGGTCCGCAGATACAGCAACGCCGTTCTGAAGTTTTACTGCTTCACCGGGTTTGACCGGGAAGATCGCTGGGATGCGGCATTCTGGGAGCGGGATGTGTACGACCTTTTCACCCGCATCGAGATCCTGATGCGCAATGGCTGCATCCCCTATGTGATGCGGTATGCAAGATACCGGGAAAGCCCGTACCGGGGCCTGATCATCAGCATCACGCGCTGGTGCAACCAGCCGGCGATGTTCAAGAAGAAGAGCCTGCGGGAATACGGCATGCTGAACGGCGCGGACAGCTCCTGCATGCGGTACATTGCGGAATATGAGCGCGATCATCCGGAGATGTCCCGGTATCTGGACATGCGGTATGACAGCATGATAGGAGCAATAACGTGACCGGCCTTGTGAAAAGCGTATCTTACGACCAGACGGAGATAATAAAAAGCCTTCTGCAATTGTATGTTCCCAGTGGAAAAATCGACTGCGATCCCACTTACAGCATTGGAGCCTTTTACAATGGGACAGGGGTAGATGCTCCCGCCCTTCGGTTTGACATCAACCCTCAGGCTGAGGGTGTGGTCAGGGCGGATGCGAGGCACTTGCCTTTGGAGGATGCTTCGATCGGATGCATGATGTTTGACCCGCCTTTTCTGGCGACTACAGGGAAGTCGCTGGTGAAGTGCAAAGGCAACCGCATCAACAGACGTTTCGGAGTATATCCCAATGAGCAATCGCTTCATTGCTTCTACCTGGATTCGATTTGTGAAGCTTATAGGGTGCTGAAACCGCACGGCATCTTAATCTTCAAATGCCAGGATAAGGTGAGCGGCGGAAAGCAGTACTTCAGTCATGTGTTTATCATGAATGAAGCTGTAAAGGCTGGTTTTTACCCCAGGGATCTATTCGTCCTGCTGGCGAAGAACCGCCTGGTGGCGGACTGGCAGAAGAAGGGACAGAGACACGCCAGAAAATACCACTGTTATTTCTGGGTATTCGAGAAAAGCGATAGGCAGATACGGTATGCCTGATGGAGAAAACAATGGAGAAGAACCAACTGACCCTCGGAAGTCTGTTCTCGGGCTCCGGGGGCTTTGAACTGGCAGGGGTGCTGGCGGGCATGAAGCCAGTCTGGAACAGCGACATCGAGCCGTTCGCCATCCGGGTGACCACAAAGCGGCTGCCCGATACGAAGCACTACGGAGATGTCTCCACGCTGAACGGCGCGGAGATGGAACCCGTGGATGTAATCACCTTCGGCTCGCCCTGTCAGGACATGAGCATTGCGGGACGGCGCGCGGGTCTGGACGGTGAACGCTCGGGTTTGTTCCATCAGGCCGTCCGCATTATTCGTGAAATGAGGGAAGCTACGAATGGAGAAAAACCGAGATTCATCGTATGGGAAAACGTCCCCGGCGCTTTCACCTCCAACGGAGGGAACGACTTCAAGGCCGTCCTCGAAGCGGTCATCGGGATCGCCCAGGAAGATGCGCCTGAGGTGCCTGCGCCTGAACAGGGACGCTGGCCCGCCGCAGACATATACGTGGGCGACGGATGGAGCGTTGCGTATCGAGTACTCGACGCACAATACTGGGGAGTGCCCCAGCGCCGAAAACGTATCTTTCTTGTCGCGGATTTTGCAGGCGGGCGTGCCCCGGAAATACTATTTGACAGCGAAGGCGTGTCAGGGTATTCTCCGGAGGGCTTCCGTGCGTGGCAAAGAGCTGCCAACGGTGCTGAAACTGGCGCTGGAGCGGCAGGCGAAGGAAGGTACGTGATCAACCCCCAGGGCAGCAGCGGCATCACCATCACGGAGGATGTCACGGCTACCCTGGTGGCGCAGGACCACGGCCATCATCCCGCTGTGCTGGATGAGCCTGTGCAGGCCGCGGGTTTCCTGACCGAGTCCGGGGAGTCCGCCAGGAGCATTGGCTATCAGGAGGAATGCTCGCCTACGCTGCGCGCCGGCATGGTTCCGGGGCTGCTGTTTGAAGCCCATGGCCGCGATGCCCGCTACAACGGGCCGCTGGACGTCGCGCCAACGATGTCCCGATATCAGGGAACGGGCAGCGGCAATGTTCCCCTGGTAGCGCATGAGGATGTGACCGTCCAGCCCTTCGGCATCGGGTCATATCACAGCAAAGGGATGCTTTCGGACAATCCCCATGCCGGGATCTATGAAGCGGAGACCGCCAGGACGCTGGACGGCAGCGGCGGTTCGCCCGTGCCCAACCAGGGCGGCATCGCGGTTGTGGAGACCTACGCCATGACCACCGGCAGCTACATGCAGGTGGACAGGGAAGTGTCTCCGCCGCTCATGGCCAGGGACTACAAGGATCCCAATGTGGTGAGCGAGATTGAGCATCCGCCCGCCTCCTACCGTGTCCGCAGGCTTACCCCCACGGAATGCGCCCGTCTCCAGGGCTTTGCGGACCGCTGGTGCGCGGACCTTGGAACGGAGGAGCCCACGCAGGAGGACGTCGCCTTCTGGGCCGGGGTCTTCGAGACCTGGCGCAAGGCGACCAATCCCGAAGGCCAGCCAAAGACGGAAAAGCAGATCATCCGCTGGCTCAGGGATCCCTATACGGACGGAGCCGAGTACCGCCTGTGGGGAAACGGCGTGGCGCTGCCGTGCGTGTATTTCATCATGGCGGGCATCGCCTGGGCGGCGGAGCTGTAGAGTACAGTTATCCTGAATGCAGCGGACATGGCGTGGACTTATGTGTGGTTCAGAGGTAAGATCACACTGCCAAAGGGCAAACAAGCCCAAATCACAGAAGGAGGTTCACGCCATGTCCATGTTCACATTCTATTTCAGACAGAGCGGCGATGCCCGCAAGCCCTTCGTCAAAGCGGTTTCCGAGATCCTGGAAGCCAAACCCCGCTACCTGGGGATGCCCTCCATGGCCTACGAGATTGACTTCGCCACGGTCACGAAGGAGGGCAACATCGAGCTGAACGACCGCACCGACAGCGAGCTGGTGGAGAACCTGATCGAGCGGCTGGCGGAGCGCGGCTACGAAGCCGAGCCGATGGAGTCGCCTTACCCCGCAGACCGGGACAATACTGTGGAGGAAGCGGAACCCGAAGCGCCCGCGGAAGAAACGGTTCCCGCGGATGACGATTTCGGCCTGACCATCTCGGTTCCGAGAAGCATGTTCAGTGACACGGCGCTTGAGAATCTGCGCAGGCTCCTGGCGGTAAAGAACGAGCTCATCTGCAAGGCGCTGGAGATTGACAGCACGGCCATCGAGGTAAGTGACGAGACTGTGAGCTTCCCCTGGTGGGAGAAGGACCTGAACCCCACGGAGGTGCGCATCTGCAGCCAGTTCATCGACCGGCTCTGCAAGTTCGCCATCGCCAGCAAGCGGGTCACAGCGAAGATCAAGACCTCGGAGAACGAGCGCTTCGATATGCGCTGCTGGCTGATCCGCCTCGGCTGCTCCGGCCCCGAATACAAGGAGCTGAGGGCGGCCTTCATGAAGAACCTGGACGGCGATACGGCCTTCCGGTACGGCAGGCCCGAAGCGCAGCGCAGAGCGGAGCAGAGCATGAACAGTGAGGAGGCTCAGGACGATGCAGAATAACCCCACGATTACCGTGCTCATGGTGGAGCCACACAGGCACCCGTACCTGAAGACGGTGGAACACACGCTGGAAAACCTGCAGGCGATGGTCGGCGGGTATATCGAAGCCACGTATCCCTGGAAGACCGACATGGTCGCGCTGGTCTGCGACGAAGACGGGCTCTCCAAACCGGAGCAGGAGTGGAACCGCTATATCGACGATTACCACTTTATACGGGGCAGCTTCTTCATCTGCGGACTGGGCGAGGAGGATTTCTGCGATATCCCCATTGACCTGGCACTGAAGTACGCGGAGATGTTCTGGTGCCCAGAGTCGTTCATCTCGATTGATGGAAACCTGGTGGTCATCCGCGAGGACGACGGGTCAGCGCCGCATGTGTGAAAGTTATCGCCGGGTTATCCGTATCAACGCCGGATAAACACCTGCTGTCTTCCCTTTGACGGTAATATACACCCAACAAAGCAAAGGGGAGGCACACACCATGACAGAGAAGACCATGCGCCAGATCGAGAACCTCAAGAACCAGACCATCGGGGTTGAGGTTGAGATGAACAGCATCACGCGGAAGAACGCCGCGAAGGTTGCCGCCGAGTACTTCGGCACCGGCCGCTTTGAGGACACTGCACGGCGCAACGGCTACCGCACCTGGAGCGCCTGGGACGCAGACGGACGCGAGTGGAAGTTCCAGCGCGACGTCAGCATCCACGGTCCCGAGGATGAAAAGTGCGAACTGGTCACCCCGATCCTGCGCTACAGCGACATCGAAACCCTCCAGGAGCTTTGCCGCCGCCTGCGCAAGGCCGGAGCGAAGAGCGACGCCGAACGGGGCTGCGGGGTGCACATTCACATCGGAGCGAACGGCCACACGCCGAAGAGCCTCCGGAACCTCGCCAACATCATGGCGGCACACGAAGAGCTCCTGGTGGACGCCCTGAAGCTGGACAGGAACAGCAACCGCTACGGCCACTACTGCCAGCCGGTCAACCGAAACTTCCTTGAGCAGCTGAACCGCAAAAAGCCCAGGACAATGGCGGAGCTTGCGGACGTCTGGTACCGCGGCAACGGCGCAAGCTACGGCAGGGACCAGCACTACAACGACAGCCGCTACCACATGCTCAACCTGCATGCCACCTTCACCAAGGGCACCATCGAGTTCCGCCTCTTCCAGTTCGACACGCCCGCGGACGGCAGGCAGAACGGTATCCACGCCGGCCAGCTGAAGAGCTACATCCAGCTTTGCCTGGCGCTGAGCGAGATGGCGAAGGAAGTCAAGAGCGCCAGCCCCAGGCCCCAGCAGACCGAGAACCCCAAATTCGCGATGCGCACCTGGCTGATGAGGTTGGGCTTCATCGGAGAGGAATTCGCCACCGCGAGGGACTTCCTGACCAGGAACCTCACCGGCGACGCCGCCTTCCGCAACGGAAGAGCCGCCTGAAGGGCGCAGCATCAGCTGCCCACCCGCCCGCAGTAGCGGGCTTAAGGTGGTAGAAGGGGCGGCTGCCCTGGAAAGGACGGAATGAACATGAAAAAGCAGGATGACAAGAGGTACTACCTGGCCTATGGCAGCAACCTGAACGTTCCCCAGATGCGCAGGCGCTGCCCGGGGGCAACGATCCTGGGCACGGCGAAGCTCAGGGGCTGGGAGCTGCTGTTCAGGGGCAGCAAGACGGGATCCTACCTGACCATCGAGGAACGGGAGGGCTGCGAAGTCCCTGTCGCGGTCTGGGTGGTGACGCCGGAGGATGAAGCGGCACTCGACCGCTACGAAGGCTTCCCCGGCTTCTACTACAAGAAGGAATTCAGGGTTCAGTACAAGGGCATCCTCACCGGCAGGCGCAGGAAGATCACGGCTTTCGCCTACATCATGCACGAGGACCGGCCCCTGGGCATCCCCAGCATGTTCTACATGAGAACGTGCCGGGAGGGCTACGATACCTTCGGCTTTGACCGGTGGGTGCTGAACGAGGCGTATGAAAAAAGCCTGGAGGCGTGCGGCGATGAAGGACTGTGATCTGAGAATTGCAGTCTGCCCGTTATGCGGCAGCGCGTACAGGGGAATCCCTGCGTTTTCAAGGACTGACAACGAAACGCCCATCTGCCCCGACTGCGGAACCCGGCAGGCGCTTGCGGGCATCGGGGTCGGCAGGGACGAGCAGGAGCGGATTCTGCATATCATCCACCGCCGGCAGCCGCCTGAAAGGCGCTGAAAAACCCCGAAAATCCCGGTGTATTAGTTATCGTCCAGTTATCCAGAAGTACACCTGTCGCCTCCGCTTTAGAGGTAATATACACTCACCGAAAGGGAAAACAAAGCAAGGAGGCACCCCACCATGAAGAACACCGCGAAGACCTTCCGCCTGCCGGAGACCACCACCCCCGAGAACCTCGGATGCAACTGGAGCACAACCCTGAACTTCGGCGACAGGGTTCTCCTCGCCGGCTACTACTACAACGGCCGCAACCAGAACAGCTTCTTCGGCGCGGTGTACACCTTCACCACCGACGACCATTCCTGCGAAGGCGAGATCAGGCTGACGGCGGTCAGCGACGAGTTCTTCGCCGACAACGGCCACGCGATCGCCTGGGCCATGGCGCACTGAGAAAGAGGAGGGCATGAACATGAAGGGTTATTTCACCACGAAGCCGATGAACATTGAGGAGGTCAAAGCCGCCATTCGGGAAGGAAGGCGGCAAGGGCTGGAGCCCGTGGAGATAGAGCCGGTCGGACGGTTTGTCCTGACGCTTGATGAGTACATCGCCTTCTGCGATGCGCTGCTCAAAGACCGCGACTTCCTCAGCCCCTACGCGGACGATGCGGTTTTCACCGAGAACGGAGCGAAGTCAGTGCTCGTCGGAGCGCCCGGCCAGCACTGGGTGGCGGTCACCTGCGAGGGCTTCAGCTACCCGCGTTATGTCGCTTGGCCGTTTTCTGAGGAAGATGCCTTCCTCTACGACGTGGAATAGTTCAAAGAAAAAAACGGAATAACGAGCAGGAGAACTTCGGATCGACCGGAGTTCTTTTCTTGTGTCTGAGGAGGGAAGCGAATGGCGACAAGGGGACGAAAGCCCACGCCCACGGCCATCAAGGAGCTGGAGGGCAATCCCGGCAAACGGCCGCTGAACGCGCACGAGCCGCGCCCCGAGCGGAAGGCGCCGGCCTGTCCCAAGTGGCTGGAGCCGGAGGCGAAAAAGGAGTGGCGAAGGCTGGCGAAAAAGCTGGAGCAGCTGGGTGTGCTGACCGAGGCGGACATGAGCGTGTTCGCTTCCTACTGCCAGGCCTATGCGCGATGGAAGGCCGCCGAGGAGATCATCACCAACCATGGCTTCGTGTCCAAGACGCCTTCGGGCTATCTTCAGACCATTCCCCATGTGAGTATCGCCAAGGACTACGCGCGCATCATGAACCGCTGCGCCGAACAGCTGGGCCTGACGCCCTCTTCCCGGAGCCGGCTCATTGCGGGCGATCCCTCCGGCGGCGCCGCGGATGACATGGAAGACCTGCTGGGTGGTGGCGGCTGATGGAGCAGAGACCGGCAAACTATCCCAGACTTCAGAACTATAAACCGACCCGGTTCATGCTGGAATCCTCGCACTACGATGAGGAGAAGGCTGACCGGGCCGTCCGTTTCATAGAGAACCTGTGCCACACCAAGGGCAAGTGGGCGGGCACGCGCTTCTGGCTGCTACCCTGGCAGGAGCAGATCGTTCGGGATGTGTTCGGCGTGGTGCGGGAGGACGGCTTCCGGCAGTTCCGGACCGCATATGTCGAGATTCCCAAGAAAAACGGCAAAAGCGAGCTGGCGGCAGCGATTGCCCTGTACCTGCTGTATGCCGACAACGAGCCATCCGCCGAGGTCTACGGCGCGGCGGCGGACCGGCAGCAGGCGTCCATCGTGTTTGACGTGGCCCGGCGCATGGTGGAGATGTCCCCGGCGCTTCTGAAGCGGAGCAAGATCATGACGGCGGGCAAGCGGCTGGTGAACTACAGCAACGCAGGATTCTATCAGGTTCTGTCGGCTGAGGTGGGCACGAAACACGGCCTGAATGTCTCGGGTCTCGTACTGGACGAGCTGCATGCGCAGCCCAACCGCAATCTCGTGGATGTCCTGACCAAGGGCTCCGGCGATGCCCGGACCCAACCCTTCTACTTTCTGATCACCACCGCCGGCACCGACCGGAACAGCATCTGCTTCGAGTACCACATGAAGGCCGCGGATATCCTGGCAGGCAAGCGCATAGACCCGTCGTTCTACCCCGTGATCTATGGGCTTTCGGATGGCGACGACTGGAACGAGGAGGGCAACTGGTACAAGGCCAATCCCTCCCTCGGCCACACCATCCAGATCGACCGCGTTCGCGATGCCTACCACGAAGCGCTCCAGAACCCGGCAGAGGAGAACGTGTTCCGCCAGCTCCGTCTCGACCAGTGGGTGGGCAGCTCCGTGGCGTGGATCCCCGAGCATGTCTACGACCTCGGGGCAAAGCCCATCAACATGGATGCGCTCAGAGGCAGGGACTGCTATGCGGGCCTCGACCTTTCCAGCACCAGCGACATTACGGCTTTTGTACTCGTTTTCCCGCCCTTGAACGAAGGCGATGACTACATCGTCGTTCCGCATTTCTGGCTGCCCCGGGAGACGCTGAAGCTTCGGGTGCGGCGGGATCACGTGCCCTACGACGTCTGGGAAAAGCAGGGGCTGTTCCACGTCACCGAGGGCAATGTGGTGGACTACAACTTCGTGCGCAGGACGATCAACGAGCTGGGTGAGCAGTTTCATATCGTGGAAATCGGTGTGGACCGTTGGAACGCCACGCAGCTGATTACCGATCTCGAAGGCGACGGCTTCACCATGGTACCCATCGGCATGGGCTTCAAGGATTTGAGTCCCGGCATGAAAGAGCTGTACAAGCTGCTGCTGGAGACGCGGGTCAACCACGGCGGCAACCCCGTCCTCCGTTGGATGGCGGGAAACGTGGTGGCGGAGATTGACGCCGCGGAGAACATCAAGCCCAGCAAGAAAAAGTCCACGGAAAAGATCGACGGCATCGTCGCCCTCATCATGGCGCTGGACCGGGCAATCCGCCATGCCATGCAGGGCAGCGTGTATGACGATCCCGATTACGAACTGAGAGTGTTTTAGGAGGGTCCATGATGAGACTGACTGAATTCTTCCGCCTGTCGAAACCCAGGGATGCTCCCGGCAGCAGTACGCTGCCCGCCATCCAGGACAATGTGCGTGACTCCGGAACCATCTTCACCTTCGGCACCGCCAACAGCGGTGAGCGCGTGGATGAAAAGAGCGCCATGCAGATCGCCACGGTGTATGCCTGCGTGCGGCTGCTGGCGGAGTCCGTCGCCCAGCTCCCGCTCCACCTGTATCGGTATACGGACGGCTGCATCGGGAAGGAGATGGCCGCGGAACATCCGCTGTATCCGCTGATCCACCGCCAGCCCAATCCTGAGATGAGCAGCTTCACATGGCGGGAGACCATGATGACACACCTGCTTTTGTGGGGGAATTCGTTCAATCAGGTCATCCGTGACGGCAAGAACGGAATCCTTGGCCTGTATCCGCTGCTTCCGGAAAACGTGGAAGTGGACCGTGACGAACATGGCGAGCTGTACTATGTCTATCACGCCTATACGGATGAAGCGCCCGGAGAGATGAACAAAGACATCTACTTCCGGCGGGATGAAATCCTGCACATCCCCGGCCTGGGCTTCAACGGCCTGGTGGGCTTTTCACCCATCGCCATGATGAAGAACGCCCTGGGCACCAACCTCGCCGTGGAAAAGTACGGCAGCGCCTTCTTCAAGAATGGCGCACAGCCCAGCGGCGTGCTGGAGCACCCCGGCGTACTGAAGGATCCCGAAAAGATCCGGCGCAACTGGTCTGCGGTATACGGCGGCGCGAACAACGCCCATCAGGTGGCGCTGCTGGAAGAGGGCATGTCCTATAAGCCCATCAGCCTGCCGCCCGAGGACAGCCAGTTCCTCTCCACGCGCCAGTTCGGCGTAGAGGAGATCTGCCGCATCTTCCGCGTCCCGCCCCATATGGTGCAGGACCTTCAGCGGGCAACCTTCAACAACATCGAGCACATGGGCATCGAGTTCGTGATGCACACGCTCATGCCCTGGCTAGTGCGCATCGAGCAGGCCATGATCAAGGATCTGCTGGTGGAGGAGGAACAAAACGAACTGTTTCCCAAGTTCAACGTGGACGGGCTCATGAGGGGCGACTACAAGAGCCGCATGGAGGGCTATGCCATCGCCATCAACAACGGTATCATGAGCGTCAACGATGTGCGCAGGCTGGAGAACCTGGACCCGCTTGATGAAGATGAAGGCGGCGACTTCCACATCATCAACGGAAGCTATACGAAGCTCGCCGACGTGGGGAAAAACTATGGCGGAAACAGCGTTGCTGAGCAGGAAAAGCAGCCTGTCGAAACGCCATCTGAGGAGGATGACGGGGAGGAACAGCAGGAAGAACAGACTTCCCGCGAGACGCCCGGTCATGCGCGCAGGCATGCGGAACGCAGGGCAGCAAGGCAGACGAGAAAAAAGCAGGAGGATAAATCATGAGGAAATTCTGGTCCTGGATCAGAGACGACGGAGGCGGCAGAGTGCTGCGGCTGGACGGGCCCATTGACGAGGAGTCCCTCTGGTCGGACGGCGTGACGCCGAAGGCGTTCAGGGACGACCTGTACGCGGAGGACGGAGACGTGACGATCTTCATCCGCTCGCCCGGCGGCAATGTGTTCGCCGCTGCGGAGATCTACACGATGATCCGCGACTATCCCGGCTTCGTCACGGTGAAGATCGACTCCATCGCGGCATCGGCGGCATCCGTGGTGGCCATGGCCGGCGACCGCGTGCTGATGTCCCCGGTGGCCATGATGATGTGCCACGACCCGGCGACCATTGCCATGGGAAACGCCCACGCGATGGAAAAGGTCATCTCCACGCTGAACGAGGTCAAGGAGAGCATCATCAATGCCTATCAGGCCAAGACCGGCCTCTCCCGGAACAAGATCGCAAAGCTGATGTCCGACGAGACATGGTTCAACGCCAGGAAGGCCGTGGAGTTGGGCTTTGCCGATGAGATCATGTTCGGAGAGCCCAAGGTCGCGGAGAAGACG